CGTTAAGCTCGGCAATCATGTAGAAAACCAGCCCGGAAGCCTGACCGCCCGACTGCCCGATGAGGCCGAAGAGCGTCTGACCGCCGACATCGTAGAAGTCGATGGACTTGGTTTCGACCATGGAAGCGTTTTTAAGCGCCAGGAAGTCGATGTACCCTGGCACAGCGCGTTCGTTGATGAGCCAGCGTCGGCCTGCGATGGTTGTCGAGGCTTCCCGCTTGAGCATATCCTCGGATTCGGAACCCTTCATCTCAGCCATATTGATGTGCTGGACGAGGAGCGCGTTCATCTCCCATGCGTTCTGCTCGTTGACGGTTGCATGGGCTACAAGCTCATCTGCATCCGCTTTCTTCTTGCCCATTGCCAACTGAATCTGGGAATGGATGGCGCGGACGATCTGAGGGGTCAAGGCGCCGTTGACGGGAATGTTCTGGGCAATGTACTTGCCAGACCATGCCGCACGCTGTACGGTCAGCCAATTGCCGGTATCAGTGGCCACCTGATAGTAGCGAAGGCCGTTCAAGCCGGTGTTGGCCTGCCCAGAAGCTCCATTGACCATGAGCTTCATGCCGACAGTGATTGTTCCCGTAGGAACCGGATTCAGCAACAGGATTTGGTTCAGAGAAATATCGGAATCCTGCACTGTGATGGTTGTCACAAACGCCCCGCCGACCGCTGTCCAAACGTCAAGGTCCTCATCGTCAAGGAACAGATTGGCGGAGTTGACACCAAGGGCTATGATGTTGCCGCCAGAGGTCACGACACTGGTAACGGTGTCAATGGTGTTGGAAGCATCGCCCTGAAGGACGGTTTCGAGGAAGTCGGCAAACCGCTCCGGCGCAAGAGTGCGCGTGAGGGTAGCGAAGTTCTCGATTGCCTTTTCGTCGGTGTCGGTCGCGTATTCCGCCTGTTTGGTATAGCTGAAGGCGTGAATGTAGCAAACCGGGGTGATCTGGCCGGGAACCTGAGTAGGCCCGGAGCCAATGCCCATGTCAACACCGTTCATGTTGCCGACACGGGGCTTGCCGCCAAGAGACGGCATGGTGGGAATCCTCGAAGGCCGGTCACTAACCGCCTTGATTTTGGATTTCTGGATTTCCTTCAACAAGACGGATTGCGAGAGAACGTAGTTCTCAAGTTCCGGCCTGACGTATTCCTGCTCAGAAGCAAGTGCTTGTGCCGCATCTGCGATAGCCATGAAAATAACCTCTGTTTGAGATCATCACCACGCCCTCTTCGCTTCCCGTATGGGAGAGCCAGCACGAGTGCCGCTGTAGCTTTCGCGTGTTCCGATGTACTACGCCCAATCTTCCAATATCGGTTTATGGCTTCCCGTTGCCTTCTTCGGATTGGGGTACTTCATCTACCAAAAAGCATATCACACGTACTACTTCCTCTTCCACTTCACCGGCTTTGCCCGCCCCACGATGTAGGCGGTGTTGTCGGCTTGGATTCCCCCGCGCCGGAAGTCCACTTTGAGGCCCAACCGGGTAGGAGAATCGGAAATCCACTCAAACTTGTTGTTATCCGTCTGCTGCTGGGCCTGCGATGCCCTTTGTTGCGTCCTGGAAGCCCCCGGTGCGGCCTTCCTACCCTGCCCAGCCTTGCGCTTCGCCAGAACGTCATCTACAGCCCGCTTGACGGCGCCAGGGATGATCTTCTTATGCTCGGATTCAACCGTCATGCTGTACGAAGTCTTGTTTTTGGCCTTGAGTAAGCTCTTAATCTTTCCCTGATAGGCTGTGTTCGCGGTCACACGGGCATTGATCTCTTCTCGCACCGCATTGCGAATCGTATTTGCCTCTGCCGGTGTGAATTTCACGCTTGGGACAATCTTTTTGATCTCGTTCACAGTAAAAGACTCCGAACGGGGACGAATCTCGCGTAACCACTCATCATGCAGGACGTTCATCTCCCGCCGCTCAAGATTGCCGCTTTCTGTTCCGGTTTTCGTGTCCGGTTGCTGGCCTTGAATGGATTTTGGCGCCATCGGACGCTTGGCAGTCGTATTGATCTGCTCCACAACGCCTTTGATTGCCTTGAACGCCTCAACAACCCTCTGTAAGCTGGGGTCATCGGACTGTTGCGGTAAAACAAGCTCTAAAATATCCAGTTGACGCGGAATCCCCGCATTAACCAGATACCCGGACACTGATTTGCAGATATAAGTTGAAAAATCCTCTGGATTCACATCGGCTAAGCGGTCCATTGCCAAGGGAGCCAGCTTTTGGAAGCTCTCAGGGTTGGCTTCGACCATTTGGTTGATAAGTTTAGGGTCGCTGGCCTGGAATGCGTTGTCATAATCGCGCCAGAATGACCGCTCGGCAAGAGTATTCGAGATTACCTGCTCAATCGGCGTTGAGCCGGGTACATACTCGGCATCGTCGGTATTGTCGTCAAGCTGCTCCATCAGCTTTAGCCGCTCAACGGTTTTTGCAACGCCGTCAGGAAGCAGTTTCCGGGTTTCCTTCCAATGATGCAGCGCCTTTTTGACGTCGCGGTGCAAATCTGGAGAATCTTTCAGCTTGTCCTTGAGTTGCTTCCAGGTACTTGCCGCCGACGCTGGTTCGCCGTCAACCGACTCCGCCTGTTCCGCACCTTCAACTTCCGCTTCGGCTCCCTGTTCAACTTCTTCCGCACCCTCAGATTCGAGTTCCGCGCCTATGTCAAGTACCGCTTCATCTGCCATTTGCTCTCTCCTTTTAGACTGTTGCCGTTCCCCGCGTTCCTGGTGCTGCCGCGTTCTTTTGTACTGAACTCTGCGCCTCTGGTGCCGCTTCCTTGATTCCCGCCTGCGCGTTCATCTGCTGCTTGCCAGAGCTATCCTCGTCCTTGAATGAGATTTGCTCGCTCGGAGGTTTCATCTGCTGTTGAGCCTGGGCCGCTGCCTGCGCCTGGGCCGCCATCATCTGATCGTGGACCGCTTTGTGCATCCTCACGTTTTGGATACCGAGTGCGGCGCGTTTCAAGGCTTCTTCGGGTGCTTCCCCATCTTCCGGTTGAGCTACATTCATCCTCAACCAGCAATCCTCGCTCGATAGGTATTCTTGGCACTTTGCTGACTCCCACTTGTGATAATCGTCTTGCTCTGGCATTATTGACGGCTGCGGCTGTGGAGGAGCATACGGCGGGGCTGGTAAACCCTGCTGCTCAGCCTGTAACGCCTGCTCCGCGTGTTGAACCGCATATTGAGCAATTTCCTCTGGCGCCGGAATGTTTGGCGGTTCCTGCAAAAGCAGTTCAAGCTCTCTCGCCTGCTTCTTGTACGCGATTGCCGGGATGAACACCAAGTCCTGATTGCCATTGAGTTCGATGAACTCCTCCCAGTTGTCCGGTGACTCGAAAAGAGCTTGCCCAACCGGAGAAGCAGCGGCCATCTTGACGAGGTCGGTAAGATTCGCCCGCTTCGCCGCCGTAGTCTCTGGGAAAGATGAATCGGACACATGGGAATGGAACTTGCCCTTTTTCAGCCGCTCCATCTTCACGGTGATCTTCGCCCCATCCTTACCAACGACTGCTATCTCCGTTCCATGGTCAGGATTCTTGGATGCCAGTCGCGCCGCCTTTTCTGCAATCCCCGCGAATAGAATCTGCAAATATCCCCACGATGGGCCGAGCATCCCCATTGCCTGAGAACGCTCCATTGCTGTCTTTGCTGCTGGGTCGCCAGACTTAGATTCCCCTTGAAGGACAGGCATCGATCCTGAAATATCCTGCGATACTGGCCCACGAAGCTCTTCAATCGCCTCATCGAATCCCTCTGGAGGCGCCGCGGGAGGTTCGCGGTAAACTATCTGCTTCCCGATCTCCTGGTCTGGCGGTCCCTCTTTTAAAAGAATGTAGTCATTTGGCCGTGATCGCTGATTTGAGATAGCCTGATAATCTTCGTCGCTGCCCCGGAAATACGTTACACTCCAGCCGGTTTCGTAATTCTCCCTTTTGGCATTCATGTAGTCGTTGTAGGCGTCTTGGACAACCTTCATCGGCTCCATCAGCGCCCCGCCAGTCATGCCATCGCGCTCCATCGGGAACACAATATCAATCGCATCGTCAGGACACTCATTCCAGCTCTCTGAGTATGACTTTCCTACATACTTGACATGGCAACCATCGGGGAACAGTTGCAGGAACTTGTCGCGGTAAGTGAACTCCTTGCCATCATCGCGCACGTCTTTTTCATCAGCGCCAGGATAAGCAGAGTCGAACGTCTTGTCTTGGAACACTTCGGGGCGAAGGAAACCATTCAACTCGGTCGTAATGTAATTCAGCGCCAGACCGGTAAGGAAAAATCCCTTTTTCGCTTGCTTGACTCCGATTCGCGCAAAGCGATTCCAGTCCGATTCGCCAATGGACGGCTCTCCGGCCGTAATCTTCGAGCGAATCCACTCATTCTGTGCTTTGAGTGTAAGAACATTCTTATCGTCAAATAGGAAGCAGTACGGCGCGTCGGACCAGCACTTGCAGACGATGGGAACCTTGGACTCCATTGTTCCGTAAATGTCTGCCGTCTCCATTGAGCGCGGCTCATCCTCATCATTCAAGCCAAACCGCGCCTTGGATTTCAGCGTGTGCGTCCATGCGATTGTCCGGCCCGACATTCCCATCATGTAAGAGACGCGCTTTTGAATCCTCTTTACCGCGCCGCCTTTTTCCGACTGGTCGAATATCTCCCAGAACCCTTCGGCGGTCTCAGATGCTTCAATGGACTCGGAATCCTGCTTATCCGCCGCGAACCCAATGCCGGGAGGATTCTGCGTGAGCACTGCATCGAGCGGACGCCAACGCGCACGGAAAATGTTGTAATCGCCCATGAACATTGGGCATTGAACATTCTGTCCATTGCCGATGTCAACATATCCTCCAGCCGTACCAACCTGGTAAACACCTGTTGACCAGTTGGGGTAGACGTGCTGGATTCCGTCGTAGTAGAAGCGCATGATGCGGTCGAGCAGCACTTCAATGCGCCGGTCATACATCTCTTGATCTTGGAGTTTCTTTACAATGCCTTCTAGCTTGTCAGTCAAGTCTTGAGGCATATCCCGGTTATTCTCGCCGTAGGTTGGCGGATCATCGGGCTGCGGAACCGAGTCCAGGCCGGTTTCGTCCGCTTCAAGTCCATCCGGGAGTAGGACGTTAGTTGCCATCAATTCCGCTGTGCGGCCTCCATTGCCAAGTTCACCACATCCTCACGCGCCAGAATCGCCGCCATTGCCCTTGCAACCACGTCACAGCACGGCTTGCCATCGGTAATCATGCTCAGGCAGTACGGGCATTGAATCAGGCAGTCCTTGGGAGACAACCGCGCTTCCCGCATCTGCTTCCACACGTAATCGAGCTTTTGCTGTCCGGTCAGGCACTGGCAACACGGCCCTTGCGTGAGCGGGTTCCACATATGCCGAACACAGTATGCGCCGTTGCGGTTCATCGCGGATACAACTTTCCCCGCGCCTTGGCCTTGATGCGCTCGGCTTCTGATTCGCTGATGTTTCCGGCCCGTTCCGACCGCGTAGCGCCGCTGATTGCTAGACGAGCGTGTGTGGCGTCGTTGACTGGGAAGCTGCGCCCAGGTCCGGCAAAGGAACTCTTCGGCATTTTCTTGCGGTCAGCCGCGTACAGCTTCATACAGTTTCCCCTTCCGCTCAGGCTTGCCCTTCTCGGAGCCGGTTGCAAAGTCGTGAAGCTGATTTTTAGAGAGCTTGAGCAGCCCCCGGTTCCTTGAATAGAGTTTGCCGGGGGCGTGCTCCGCGATTTGCATGGCGGTTTGTTGCGCCTTCGATACTGACGGCATCGCTCACCGCCTTACTGCAAGGTTTCAATATGCAGATCGGTTACGTTTGCCGCCGAACTTGCCTGAGCCGTGCTGAGATACGTTACGAACAACTGAACTGGCTCAAATAGCCCAAGGGAGCCAACCGCAGCCGTTCCAGAATCAGGTTGGAACACGCCGGTAATGCCCGTACCCCACCATCCGGCCCATCCATCCGGCATAAGCGTTCCGGCTGCTGTGGCCGAGGCTGCGTTGGTAGTCAGCACGCACTCAAAGGTGCCGTTGACCGTGGTGACAGCCAGAGTTGTGCCGACGGAAAGCATAGTGCAGAGGGTGGCCGGGATACCCGCCGCGCCATAATTAGAGCCCTGTGAACCTAAATTGACGAGGATTTCAGGTGTCACTCCTGAAGTCACAGTGGAAGTGTACTTGCCCTTCACCCTGATTGTCCTACCCAATACATTCAAGTAACCCGGCGGCAGAGGAACAGTCGCCAGAACTGCACGATTTCCGGAGGCGGTTGTGGCTGCATTAGCCGAGAATGGCGTGTAGTTTGTCTCGAAAGAAAGGGCGGTCGCCGTGGGCTGATAGGTAAACAAACTGTGCGCGTTAAATACCGGGTTCCAGACGTTTGCCGTGGCTTCTGACGAAACCGGAATCAGCATATTGGTTGCAGCATAGATCGTGTTGAATGTGGCCGCTCCCGAACCCGCCTGGCCGTAATTCGCGTTGGGAAGGGCGCAGGCCGGTGTTACCGTCTCAATCGTGGTCAACGTGCAAACACCATTTGCCGCTCCAGTCGCAGTAGTGGTGACTGGAAGTTCGTATTGCAGCAGATTAGCTGTGGTCCCTGCAAAAACCAGCCAGCCTACAGCGCCGGCAGACGCGGCGGGTTGAGCAATGGTGACAGGCATGGAGACCGTGAGATTGCTTCCAACCTGATAGCCGGTTCCACCAACACTGATATTGCCCAGAATGTCAACATATGCAATTGAGAAGTACGGTTGAGAAGCAGTCCAGGTGCAGGTTGATCCGCCGTATCCGGCAGTGCAAACGGCGGGCTGAGTGATGTTCGCGGCAATCAGTGTGGCGGGAGTAGCCAGCGCCGTTGTTGCGCTCGGCTGTGCGGAGAAATATCGAAAGCCGCTCGTGCCGGACGTATCTTCAATAAAAACATTGGGATACGGAGTGGTGATGCCTTGAATTTCCGCCAGTGTGCCGCCAGCCGCATACCACTTTTCCCCAAGCTCGATCACATTACCCATGCTGGGAGTGTATTCAGCGAAATTCAATGCCTCTACTAGCCCTTGATCGCCTGACCGGACAATATCACCCGCCCCATGCGAATAACTGAAGGACGCGGTAATTGAGCATTGCTGGTAGCTGTTCGCCTGCCCAGTTGTGCAAGATGCCGAACTCGGAGTGACAACCTCATAGGTCGCGCCGGAGCCGATGGCAATCGATGGAAGAAGAGCATATGAGAACGGGTAGAACACATAACCCTGACCCGCGCTTGATGCCTTACCGAAATCCAGTGTGACGGCGTACGATGTTCCGCCAGTTCCGCCGCCCGCCCCAACTACCAGCGCGGCTCCCTGGCCCTGTGCGCCATAAGCGAAGCTCAGTGCGTCGACACGGCCACCAAAACTTGTGGGTCCAACAGGACTTTGCGCTGCGACGGGCAATGAAGCCAGAAGCAACGCGCCGATAATGCAAAGTGTCTTTTTCACGTCATTCTCCTTGGGCGGTATGCCCGGTTACATTTTCCCTGTAGATTCATGCGGGGATTTTTCAGGATTCAATTTGTCAAGAATTCGATCATAGATAGCCACCTGATCACCTTCAGGACGATACGATTCCCAATAATGCAGGAACATATCCTTGATCGTCATAAGTTCATCCTGTGAAAAATCCATTACATTCCGCCCAGTGCTGAGCCTTCCTCGTTCTCTGATTCACCGTGCTGATGCTGCGGCTCCTCAGACTCTTCGCCAAAGAACTTGTCCAAGGCGCCTTTGGCTTCATCGGCGGTATTGTGTTCGCCATGATCCTCGTGTTTCCCCGCCTCGTCAATCGAGTGGGAGTGGGCCGAAATGCCATCGTGGTGGAAGATGTGGTGCTTGTCGCCGTCCGTTACCTTGTGGCCAAGGTGGGCAAGCATATGCAGATGGTCAGGATGCTCTTCGCGAGTTCCGTCGGGATGTTCCGTGTGGAAAGTCCCATCGCCGTGGTCATGGACGTTGTGAATCTGTTCGCTGCCGCCGTCGCTCTTCTCTTGCTCTTCAGTCGATTCGTGCGGTTTGGTTTCGCTATGCGGCTTGGGAATGTAAGAGCTATTCCGCTCCCCGCCGCGCATCTTGCCGAGTCCGTCAAAGCCGTCTCGCGCCATTATTTTGCCTCACTTTCGGTCGATTCCGGTAATGATTCCACGTTCACTCCGTCTGCCGGGGTTGGCTCTTTCGGCGCTACCGGTTCGTAATTCTCGGCGAGAAGCGCCTCAAACCGGGCCACCAAGTGCGGGTCACGGGGCAGAATCAACTCATCCTGCAAGAGTTGTGCGAATTTGCTCGATGTCATTCTGTGCTCCAATCTCAGGTTGCAACCCAAACGCCGCCTCTGTCAACCGGCGCACATCCGCCGAAGACTTGGCCTTGATGGTTGAATTGTCTATCTTTTCTGGGGGTTGTGTCAAAGGAATCTTGCGGAGACGCTGGATTTCGGCCTCAAGCGTGGAATTACAGGAGGTTTCTTCACTCAGAGTTTTAAGCGCAAAATCACGTGCTTCTTTCAGTGCCTTAATCTTGCGTTTATCGTCCTGTACGCAAATGACCAGAATCGCAACCACCACCAAAAGAACGAATATCACTGCCGCGCTGCCCATGCTGACCCCTTCCTCGGATTGTTGTCCTGCTTCCATTTTGCCATAAGCACACTCTTTGCCGTCATGTCCGCCTTGGGACTCAAGCTCTGATAATACTCCTGCTGCCTCACTTGCAACGGTTTGGAGGCCGGCCGGCCAAAGATTGCATACAGCCCATACCCGGAACCTTGCAGCGGAGAATCCGAGCCGTCGCTCGAACCTTCGATCTGTTCCACCTTCACCGGATCTGACTTCACCAGCGGAATTACCCGGCGCAACTGCTTGCACTTGTCGCTCACCATCCAGCCTGGATACTCCAACGGGTGCCCACTTGCATCCTCTCCGTACCTGATCCGCTTGGCAAGCAATTCCCGCATCAGCGTATCGCGTCCCAGCTTATCTCTTGTGCTCGGCAGCGGTATTGGGATGCCCTCGCGCCGTAGAATCGGCGTCATGCGCTGATTCACAGACCGCATGTCCGCGCCCATGGTCGCTGTTGCCTTACTGTATTCCGCATCGAAAGAATGTGTGAAGTTGATGAATTGCGGAATCTCCATCTTGCCGTGTTCATTCTCTTCAATCGCCCACTCCGCAATGTGCTCCGCCAAGTCTTCCGGCTGCTCGTGTTGGGTGTAAAGCTCATCGTATGTGTAGACTTCCCCGTTCGGACCCATGCAGTGCTTGTAGTAGCTGGCCGGGTGCTCATACCCCCAGTTGCCTGAAATCCAGCGTCGATACCAGTCTGGAAACCGCACACTGCCATCCTTGAAAACGTGGATATTCTCATCCCATACTCCCCGGAAGTATCCGCCAGCCGCTCCCCAAATGCCAAACTTGAGCGCATCGCGCACATCTGCCGGGTACGCCTCAAGATTCTTGAGGAACATCGGATCGTTGGCGAAGATCGGGTTGTCTAGGTACGTTGCCGGGAAATAGTCGTAATCGTCGGGGTCAAACGCTGCCTTTTGGCTGTCGTCCATCCCCCCGCAGGGAATACCCTTGACGAACAAATCCTCTACCCACATCGCGCCGATACCGATGGGATTCCCTGCCCCATACTTGCGAGGCTTATCGCTCACTGGGCAACGATTCCATGCCGCAACACTGCTCCATTGCATGAAAGTGAACTCGCAAAGCTCATCGTAACCCATGTGGAACCATTGCCCCTGCCAACCCCATACATCATGCTCATACTGCATTGACCCAAACTTGGTCGTAGCGCCATTGAGCCATGTGACCTGGTTCTTTCCCTCGTTGTACTGCCGGTAAAGCTCTTTGGGAAACGACTCGCGGAACCTGGTAATAACCGTGGCTTCGAGCATGGGGAATGTGCGCCGGAACAGGATCGTGTGAACTTTTTGCCCGTCCTCGTTGCTGAACTCGTTGCACGCCTGGAACTGCTCCATGAGCATCCCCATCGTTTTGCCGGGGCCAGCCGCGCCGCCCATGAACCCGTATGGTGCTGCCGAAGCATGGAAGCGGCACTGGAAAGGGTATGGATCGTAAATCTTGCGCGTGTCGATAATGAAGCGGTCAGCGCCGGTCAGCAT